AAATCTTTTCTCTCTATCTATTGCCATTATGTTACCCTTTTATAGATAGGTCTATATTCTACAGCTACGTTGTTTACCTTTTGTATACTATTACCATCTAAGTCTAGCTGTACTTGGAATGAAGATGCCAACAGAGGAGTTCCAAACGTAACTCTATTTACATCTAAGTCATTGTTGGTATCCGATAGTGTGCCTGCGTTTGCTACTGCTTGCTTTACACCGCTATCATTTGTAAAAAAATACTTTACGCCATTGGTATTGTCATTATCGCTAGCATACTCGACAGTAACTCCATATATCTTCTTTACAATATTAGGTAACCCAAAGTCGTCGTCTTTTAATTTTATATCAAAGGTAGTGCCTGCGTCTGGCTCTCCATCGTAAGACACAATCTCATTTGTTCCTAGCCCTAAAGTCATATTGTTGTGCAAGTCTGTAATAATATTAGTCTTTACCCCGTCAGTAACGAGGTCCTCAACAAAAGTAAAAGACTTGGTAATAAAGCTGTAGATATAAGCATCTCCGCTCGTGCTGCCAGACGCTGCTGCGTCTCTTATAACCACTAAATGTTTATGTGTTGGTTCATAGCCAATCATTGTGTCGTCATTTATAAACCCTGTCCAATCACTTTCTATTATCTTGTTCTGTAGGTTTGTTATTCTAGAGCCGTCATAAAAATACAGTCCATTCTTATTTACCCAAGCTACTCCAAACTCTGTCTTGACTACAGCTCCATGGAAAGCCACACCCATATTTTTATTAGAAGATTCTAAGAACCATTGCGTGTCAGAACCACCGCCAACATTAATAATATATAACGTGTTCTCTTTATATGCTAGTATACGGTCTGCAAAAGCCTCTAGTTTTATAAACTCTTCACCATCGTTAACACCTATATCTAAAAAATTTAACTCAGGAAACGTATCGAACTTATTTATTTCGCTATACCTGATAGTGTCCCCCCTGTTTAACAATATTCCTTCTTCATCAAAATATTTTACGTTACCAATAAACGCTCTTCTATTTGAGACAACACTCGTTTGGTACTTTTCTCCGTTACGACCTATGCTAATAAATGACGAATCTTGACCAAACCCATTTAATGACGCATAAGTGTCTAAATTAATAGACGTGCTAACAAAAGAAGAACGAGCAAATGGAGCTACGGAACCATATTCTAATGTCCAGTGAGTAAACTCTCCATCTATGGTTGGTTTAGTCCCATTGATAAAGCTTACTTCGCCAAAAAAGACAAACGCCTCGTCAGTTCCTTTTTGCCTAAAGTATATCCTGCCTCCCATTAGATTGGCTTCAATAGTAGTTCCTCCGTGATTATTGGTTACCATTACTGTGCAAGTAATGCTGTCGTTTGCAGAAACAGTAAGCTCGCCTCCTAGGAGAAAAGGTAAAGACTCTTGGTTGCCTTCGTATAGGAATGTTGTAGCAAATTCGTATGTACCAGCCACCCAGCTACCACCAGATGATGTCAAGTCAAAGTCTAGGTTAAAACCCGCAACGTCAGGTGGATATATCGCATAAGTGTCCCCAGCATCGCTAAAACTAGCTCCACTTGCAGCAACACCCAGTCTTTCATCAGTTACTCTGCTTGCGATTGCATCCACACCAGCGCTACCTGCGGCTGCGTCCGTTACATTAACGGCTAAATATACTCCACTAGATAACTCCGTAGACACTGAAGAAGGAAAAGAATCGGTTGTAGAAGATATCAATAAGGTGTCACTCCCACCCGCAGCAGTAGTACCTCTCATTCCTATACTGCAAATACCCCTTGTAGGTTTGCTAAGTTTAGTGTCTAGGTCTTGGTAGCCGTTTGCTCCGTTATAATTTCCCGGAGTAAGAGTTGTGCCTGATTCATTTCTAAATCTATCCGTAGTTTGAAAGTAACCATACTTTCTAACGGCTGTAGAAGTGTTATTTATGTTTGTGTCACACATCCTAACTGTCCCATCTGCAATATGATAAATGACCTTCCCTTGATTATCTCCCGTCACAGCGCCTAGGTTAACTCTTTGTCCGTAAGAACCATTATTATCTGCACTATCAACTTTAACACTACCATCATCTGCCTCTGCAAAGAAGGTTGTAATTACAGAAGTATTGACACCACTACTGTATCCACTTGCTTCATCTAATCTGGCTTGAAATAAACCGTATCCAGCTTGAGTAGCTGTGACGCTAGGGTCTTGATAGTTGGTATCATTATCAGTTGCTTTGCCAGAAGATTTAACAGAGCCAAACTCATCTACAATAACATTGTTAGCTTGCGCTAGTTCGTTATCCTGTATAGAACGAGCGTTAGTCTTTGTATTTAGACCGCCGTCAAAACGTGTGTATGTCTTAAACTGCTTTGGCATTATTCCTTAATCTCAAAGTGTACGAGGTCATCAAATCGATTGTCTTTGGTCTTTGTATCTTGGTCCCAGTCTCCACCCCAGCGAATATTCAACCCCATCTGTTGTGCAATACCTATAACATATCCGCCAAAATAGTGAAACCTATCACGGTCAGACCAGTCAATAGGATAAGGAGCAACATCGACAGCAATGCTAGGTAATTTATTGTGCTTTCCGTTTGGGTACTTAAGCTTGCTGTTTCCCTTTTTATACGCCGCATTCTGCTTTTCCTCACCCCTATGACCTTCAATGATGGTGCAGTCGAATCTCTTAACAACTTCTTTAAATAGTTCCTGTAATCGCTCATCGCAAGTCTCCAATCTACCTAAACTTCTTTTGCTGAACCTCGGCATTACTTTCCCTTGATAATACCCTCTAGTAAGTCAGTAACAATATCAACGCACTTCTCAAAGAATATCTGTTCTTTTTCTTCTGACACAAAAGGTATGTCAATCTTTTCATTAATCTTGGTAGCTATCTTCTGAGCCATATCATCGGAGCCAAGTTGGTCTACCATTTTATTCTTGATTGCGTCAGCTTGTAATTCAGCAGCTTCTATTAACATTTCTTTTAAATTCATTTTACTTCTTCTTTCTCATAGTTTTTTTCTTCTTGACCATTCCACCCTTCATCATCTTTTTCTTTACCATGCCACCGCCCATTTTCTTTTTGACTTTACCACCGTGACCCATTTTCTTTTTCTTATGATATGGCATTTTATGCTCCTTTAACCTCTTTTGTTATTTTGATTATAATGTATATCAATGTTGCCACCGATACCATTGTCTGTATTATCATTGGCAGATTTACCCACCAAACACTTACTCCTATTGTCCCGTTGCCTACCGCTTTTAGGGTGTCATTCATCATCCTTTACCGTTCATCCTTCCCTTTATATAAGACAAGTCATCGGTCACATCATTCAACTCTGATACTATCGCTTCCCTGTGCCTTTGACTTGTCTCATCCGACTTATTCCAGCGGTCCAACATCTTTAAAACTATGCTTTCCACATTTCCCATCTTTGTTTCTAGCTTTGCGTTAGCCTGCCTAATATCATCTAAGTCTTCGTTCTGCGCTTTCTGGCTTGACATTAGATTTAACACCATATAGCCAAACAAAACTATGACCACACCCATTGCTCCGTATTCAGCATAAGTTTCTAACATTTACTTTTCTTCTTTCTCCTTTGATAAGGATTCTTTAAGAGCGTTGACGAAAGCTCCCTTTCCGAATTGTAATTGCTCTAAGTTAAATGACATGGTTTCTATCTTTCTTGTAATGTCAGCCAAATGATTGTATAGTGCTTTCTGCTCATTAGTCATGTCTTCAACCAGATATTCGTTATCGTCTATTTTTAAAACAGCTTTGTTTTCTTTGTTTGCCATTTTATACTCCTATTTTTGTATTATGCTAGAATCTCCTAGCGTTATCTTTATGTCCATTATTAACGAGTCTACCTCAAAGATAGAACGCATTAATTCTTCTTCAATCTCCTTGTGGCTTTTTCCAAAGTAAATATCATTGCAAGCCCAAGCGAATACACACACAAACAGCAAAGCAA